GTCATGGTGTTGCCCCAAAAGGGCGTCCCACTCCGCGGCGAACCGCGTAATGGGGGTTACACCTGTGCTTTCGCTACAGTTCGGGACCATCCGGTAGTAGGTTTCAACGATCACGATGTTACTCGTGACAATTGGCTCCTTATACCGATATTCCCCGAGGGCGAACAACCCTTTCGGGCTGCCTGCTCTTCTACCCGGGTCGAAACCCGGAGCATATGAGCGGCCATCTGCAGCACGTAACCAATGGAGGTAACAACCGACCTGAAGCTCGGCCGTCGACACTTGACGTGTCTTCGGTAACAGCCGCTTTCGCGGTCTCTCGTCAGTGACAAGAGACGTTATACTGTCAAAGTCACTACCACCTCTCAGTGCGCATGGAATCATACTTGCGTACTTTTCCCACAGCCAATGCACTTCGTCCATAGCCCATCCATCCCTGGTTGCCCACTCGCGTAGGCGATTAAGGAAATGGAGAAGCCGCGGCACGGTGCTAATCGGCTCACGCACGTAGAAAGGAGTTACGTCAACACCCGCATACCAGTGCTTTCCGCAAGATTCACGGAAGGGTCCTCTCCAGAAACTCTTCTTCGAGTTCGTTGTAAAACCGAAGAAGTGGAAGACCTGCGCCAAGAGAGGCGCGGCACTTGAGGGACATATTATATCATCCCCGTATACAGATATCGGACCTCTGGCTCCAGCAAAGTAGCACACAGCGTTCGTGAGCGCCCAAAAGATTAGGCTCTCAAGTTCGAACGTGAATGCGTTGCCCATGCTGGAAAACATGTTTAGTTCGACCTCTGTCCCGTCTACGCAGCAGACTTTGCTGCGGATTCGGTCTAGAAGCACAAACCACCCTACAGGCAGCAGTCGGCATACCAGCTGACACGAAATCGTGTCGGATGCGCTAGAGAGATCTATAGTGGCAAGAGTGCCACTGGTCGACCCTTGTCGCGCCAAGCGCTGGTTAACCGTCTGGTCGTTTAGGTCCTGTTTAAGGACTGACTTCAAACGCGACCGGATATAAGATCCGACGCCTTTCTGTAGGAACATATTAAGACCGGGCTCCTTAGCGGCGCACCGGTCTATAACCGAGGTTTTAGGCACTGTGAACATCACGCTGCCAGTAACAATCTCGATTTCGAAGGGATCTACTCTCAAGTCATCACTGATAGCCTTCCATCCGCCGCATAGCGACCGGGCAAGCCCGGCCAACTCGGCAGCTTCGGAAGTAGCGTGGCTTTCGTCCATGAACTTCTGAGCGACCACACTCGCTGAGCGTGGGAACTGGGTTGACGCCCCAGAGGTGAACGTCCCGTAAAGGACGTCCAAATCCGGATCGTTCCCCAGCACCCTTGCAATAGTGTCCGACGCACGTTTGATTATCTGGTCAGACGTCACGTCACCCCCCGGGAACCGGAAAGTAGCGCAATCGACCAGGAGACGTACGTTCGTCTTCAGATTTCTGCGTTCCGCGGCATGCCACTTATCGTAGGCTGCCGTTTCGCGTTCCCTCTTACCGGAGGATTTAGCCGGATCAAGGAACTTGGAGAAGATTTCATTCTCCAAGTAGCGGACTTTAAACCGATCGGTTACGCCCAAAGAAGGGTGTTCCCGCAAGTCAAGAAACAGCTTGCTAAGATCAGATCGGATGTCACGCTCTACGCTAGGACGGAGAAGAAAACGGTCAGCTTGACCTCTTTTCTGTCTTCTGGGCCTAGACTCAGTTCTAGGTTTCGTCATGGGTATTCCTCATGATATATCAAGTGGGCAGCCGGTTACCCTGGCTGTTTCGATACTTAACTCTCCCAAAGGAGGACGACGAAGAGACGAACCATTTCATGAATTCGTCAAAGTCGCGGGACGCGGTCACCATGTCGCTTATCGCGCAATGGTGCCGGAGTGCGCATGCTATGGCGAGGTGAAGCTCTTCTAAGAGCCCCCTCGTTGCTTCAGCGTGACCAAATGTTTCCACATGGTCAATCTGTTCCATCTGGGTAAGTACCCAGGTGCGGAACGTCCAGTCAAGCAAGCCACGCTCGCAAACCTGCCGAACGCCCTCATGGAGGGCGCTGGCAAAATCGGGTCCGTTCGGAGTTACCAAACTTCTTCGAGATCCACGAGTACGCTGTCGACCAGTGCCTTGGAAGCATCCAAGGAGCTCGCAGCCATGCCAACGACGTTGGCACGTTCCTGCGTTGTCGAGGTCGCAGCGAAGTTGAACTCCATATTGACATAGGAGGTACGAACGATCTTCGGGGTGTCAATCCCGTTGACCGTCTGGGTTTCCACGACAGGAACGGCCAGCTTGAGGGTTACCTTTCGCCGGTCTGCACTCTTGCGAGTGCCAATCGTGTAGATCCAGTCGCCGATCGGAACACCATCGCTCTTCACCACCTGGGCAATGCCATTCGGCTTGCCTTTGGGAGTGAAGGTGTGGTTAACCGGTGTGCCGGCCCGGTCCGTAAGGACCAGATTCTGGAGTTGGGGCATATTGCCTCACCTTAGTAATAGAAGGATCCAACAGGACCCAGCTAATCGCACGAATTCCGTCCGTGCACGGGTTCAGAGAAAGGAGACCAGGCGACATTACCTGATCGTTCGCCAGAGCGCTGCTGCGCTCAAAAGCTTTGTCGAGTTGAATCGGCTCCGAAATCCCAGAGTGGGACTCGGAAAATCCGTCAAGGGTGCTCGTGCGTAGGACAAAGAGTCCCACGTCGTAGTAGCTGTGTTGTGGGGCTTCGCCAGTAAGTACTGGTTAACTCCACCGAGGCATTCACCCGAGTAGTTGACGGACGCGGCAGTAGTCACGCTGCCGCCTTTCCAACTCAGTCCTAAAGGAGCAGCAACAGCCTCCAGAAATTCGCCGACCGGTAGAAACCAATCAACGACAAAGGAGAAGGGCACTAATTCCCACGCAATTGACGCGGGATTCGCTAACCCAAGTTGCTTAAGATAACCGATGACAGCGTAATCGATATGCGCGTGCAAACTGCATTGCGCCTCGATCTTAACCGTAGCATCGGCATACCGGACCACACCTTTGTTGTACGTCGCATTATACGGCGCACTACCGAAGTAAGGTACCGGAATAGTGATGGTTGTGGACTGCTTTGAGCGACCCTTTACATAGGGGTCGGCATCTAGGCCGTCTTTCGCCACGCCATACGCATCATGGACATCCCTGAGTAGGGGCATCCATCCGTATTGGTACTCAAGCCAGTTTCTGGCCAGACCTCTACTGACACTCTTCCTATCGTTGCCGATAATCTGAGCGGCGCGTTTGAACTTGCCCTTCTTCATCGCTAAGATGAATCGCAGTAACCTCGAAGAGGTCTCTGCCAATTGGCCGATCGTCTTTCGACTCTCGGCCAGGGCAACACCAGCATCCATGTGGCGATTGTTGAGCTTGCTCATAGCTCGCCGCTTGACTGCCAAGACTAACTCTTCGGCTTGCGCCGAGACATCGGACCGCAGTAACAGGTCGTCCTTGACGAGAGGGAACATGGCCGCCGAATACTGGGTAAAGTACCAGTACGTCGGGTGACCGTAGTACCTCAAGCCGGGTTGACCCGTCGCCCAGCGCCAGAGATTGGCACTGTGCGGGAGTGGCTCTCGCCACCCGTTACGATCTCGGGGAGTAGTGACCGTCGCCGAACGCATCTTTGTGAGACGCGCCAGGTATTCGGTTTTCTCCCAAGTCTGTCCTGTGTATTTACCGTACGTTAGAGTGGTAAGGGAGCTACCCTGATTTGCATTAGTGTAGCCCCAAGGCACTCCTTCGATTGGTACAGTCATGGATGCACTCCTTTAAATAGGAGGCCAACCCACACCTTATAGGTGAAAGCTGGTATACCAGCGCGACCGTTGACTAAACGGTACGCCGCCAACCCCCGG